CATCTGAGAATTATTTAATTCTAGAACATGATGCAATATTCACCAATAAACTAGTTGATCCTGGTGAAGCTGAACCAGGATATGACTGTGTGCTAGGCATCAATGATCCTCGTGGTGCTACACGTATGGCAGCATTATTCCATGATATTATACAAAAAAATGATAAGGTAATACAACAATTACCTAAGATTGACACATGGGATGTGCCTCAAGGGTTAGCCGGAAACAGTGCATATATAATTACACCAAGCGCAGCTAAGAAGGTTATCGAAACTGTTAATAGAATTGGAGCATGGCCAAACGACGCGCTTCTTTGTTATCAGAACTTTAATTTCCTACGGGTCACCAAACAATATTATACAAGGGTACAAGGACTTCCTAGTACAACTACATTATGAAACATTACGTAATTACTATAGTTGATAACGAAAAGTCTGTTAAGGCTGCAGAGCGGTGTATTAAATCTGGTTTAAGCACAGGTGGACTTACTATTGAAAAATGGAAAGCTACTACTCCGGCCGATGATTTAAATGGTATAGTAAAAGCCTTTGGCATTAATGTTGCAGCAATGGATGAAGTATATTCTCGTACGGAAAATTGTATTGCTGCATTCCTATCACATTTCAGCTTATGGCAAGAATGTGTACGCACCAAAGAATCGATTACTATCTTTGAACATGACGCAATATGTATTAATAATATTAGTTCTAATATGGTGTTTAAAGGATGTGTATCGTTAGGACAACCGTCTTATGGCAGGTTCAATCAACCTATACGGTTTGGTGTTCAACCGTTGGTGTCTAAACCGTATTTCCCTGGTGCGCATGCGTATAGAGTAAATCCGGCGGGAGCTGAACAGCTTATTCAACAAGCAATTATGGAAGCTCGTCCTACAGACGTGTTTCTAAATAAAGCGACTTTTCCCTTCCTTGAAGAAATATATCCATGGCCTGTAGAAGCTAAAGATACATTTACTACAATTCAAGCTTCGGCTGGTTGTCAAGCCAAACATAATTTTAACCAAAGATATGAGATTATTGATGTCTAAACCTGATTTAAGTGAATGCGTCCTAACCGGATGTGATAGAGAAGCTGAATGGATGCTCCCTTGGTTTATTGAGAATTATTATAAACATAATGATATGCCATTGTCAGTTATAAATTTTGGTATGTCCCAAAAAATGATTGACTATGTTGAAACAAAAGTTAGTTCTATTGGACACCTTGAGCAAGCAACTGGTCAAGCAACGTGGTTTAAAAAACCTGGCGCAATGATGAACTCACCATACAAACGAACAGTATGGGTTGATGTTGATTGTGAAGTGGTTGGTAATATTTCAGATATTTGGAATCATTGTTTAGCACAAAAACTGAATATGTGTATTGATACACCATGGACTAAACGGTCAGGAGAAGAATGGTACAACTCAGGCGTTGTCGCATTTGAGGGTAAACCTGAGATGCTAAGAAGGTGGGCACAGGCATGCTTTGAAAATCCACAGCAACGTGGAGATCAAGAAGTCTTACACGCTATGTTAGATCCTCTTGCAAAGGCTATATACATAAACAGGTTACCACCACAATATAACTACCTACGATTAGACGCAATTGATGGTAACAAGGTTAAAGATATCCGCATTAAGCATCACACTGGTGCGAAGGGTAAAGAACATATTCGGAGTTTAATGAATGCCTAAGGTTGCTCATATTATTGGTAATGGTGATAGTTACAGGTTCTATAAACCTGCTAAGGGCTTAAAGCTCACATGCAATCTGCCACCTACCGCCATTGATAACGTGTATGGTACAGCTATCGTAGATTTTAAAATGTGTCGCGCTATTGAAGAGGGTAGTGTGGACTTACGTGGATACGATTGGATTATGGGTGCAAGGCCTAAAAAATTCACTGAGATGAATCCACAATTCCATATGCGCTTTTCTAGGCATATTAAAGATTTCTATTTAGATCTACCACGATATGCTAATAACTACACCGACTTTAACTGTGGGCATATGTGTACTCATTATACAGCAAACAAGCTTAACTGCGATGAGATCCATATGTACGGATTTGATTCAATATTTGACTTTAATCTAATTAGTACCACTGACTTTGTACTTAATTCAAATAGAGATGCATTTAACACACACCGATTAGCTCAAAACTGGCGACCTATTTGGGAAGGCTTATTTCGTGAGTTTCCTAACACACACTTTATTGTGCATCACATGCACGGTAAGCCAAAGGTATCATTGCCTGACAACGTAGAAGTTATTGTGAATAAACTAAAATAATATGGAAATAGATTTTATTGGTGTTCGTAACGCAAATTTAGAAGATGCCATATATGAAGCTGCATTTTTTGCTAAAAAAAATCTATTTCCACGTCACAAAAATGTGTGCATAACATTTAAACTTATGCGAAAACTAAGAGCTAATGAAGGTATTCATGGCGATTGCATGGATGAAGAAGATAGAGACTTTACGATTAGGCTTGATATAACACAATCAGAATACGAACTCATCTCAACTGTAATACACGAGCTTGTGCACGTCAAACAATATGTGACTAAGCAGATGAAACAAGAGTGGGCAAGAGATGTGTTTTATGAGAAAGTTCTATATCCCATAGACATGAAATACGATGATAGGCCTTGGGAAATAGAAGCGAACTCATTAGAAAAGAGTCTAATTGCGCTATATTATAAATAATATTGAATAATAGAAATTATAAACGGAATTATGAATGGATGACGCCGAGCGGCTCCTTTGGGAGGCACAGCTTGATGACCCGCATGATAACATTATAGATAACATTACATTATGGATAAGGTACGTACACGATGAACCAAGAGAAGCAAGAACGATACCACGAGTGGATCTTACGGATGTTCCGTGAAGAAAGACTTGAAAATAAGTGAAATTAACTGTTTACTTTGCCTGAGAAACCTATTATAAAGGTAATATCAGATGCAAGAGGAGAAAGTTAATGCAAGGCGATTATGATCTAATATCGGATTTACATAAAGATGTACACGGCTTCAGGCCTACTGCTGATTATCTAAATTCTTTTGACTCGCTTGATAAAGCGGGTAAAGATACCATATTCGATGAACTGTGCGAACAACTCAAGCAAAACGAAATTAGCAACAAAAATCAAGCGGAAAAAGATGTTATTCTTTTTGAAGAGCTTGTTGCTAAAGTAATATCTTCTGGTGCTACGTCACGTACGCAAGCATTAGATTGGTTAACTCAAAGTGAAACATTTTGGAGCGGACAGTGTGTAGAACACTTCGTTTGGAATCAAGGTATCCTATTTACTGACTATGGAAAGACTCTAGTCAAAGAACTTTTGGCTATTGTAAAATATAAGGACTAATATAATGGCGTGGTATGTTGAGGTAATAGAGAATTGGGAAGACGGCAAAACCCAAATATGGGAAGGTCTGACGCGAGAGCAATCCCGCCAAATCCATATGGATTGGTCTAAATACTCTGCTATGGTTCGCAGTGGTTTTATGGCTGATAATACTCCACTTGAACCTCTTATTGAAACAGAGTATGACGGAATGGAGATTGTAGGTTGACCTATATTGTGCGTGGATTTAACGTTAGTGTAATACTGCTTGTTGTAGCAAATATAGTGAATATCACATCTAAGTTTCTATAAAAGTATTGGTCTCTTAGCTCAGCTGGATAGAGCAAGTGCCTTCTAAGCACTAGGCCTCAGGTTCGAATCCTGAAGAGATCACCAAAATAATACTCCTCTAGCTCAATTGGTTAGAGCTGAGCGCTCATAACGCTTAGGTTACAGGTTCGAGTCCTGTGGGGAGTACCAGAAAACCCTAGTCGTTTAAGCCCGTACGGGGCGTCTAGGTCGGTATAAGCACTGGTACCGGATAACCCAGTCGGTTGTTGCATACGTGAAATGCAAATAAGGGGAGGGGCACTGCAGAAAGCCCCTCCTTCGAAAACTATTTTGATCAGCGTCCATGTAGAGGGGACCGGGCCTGAAAGCATTTTACTAGTTTTAATTAAATTGGGCTGTTCAGCAATGCTGTTCAGCGAGAGACTAGGGGCGCTGATCAAAATAGTTTTGAGGTTCCGAACTTAATTAAAAATAACCATAACCAATTTAATAAAAGTGTTTACAACGCATATTGTATGTGTTAATGTATAAATATTGTTGCTCTCATACGAAAGGAATAGGAAGTGCAAACTACTAGATCAGAACGTATCGCAAAGTCAGAGTCGGCAAGAGTACGACGACGAGACTTAAAGGAAGTCATGCTAGGAAAAACTAGCAGGTATTTCTCAAAGATGAGAAAGCTCCGACGAAAAAGTAAAAAATTACCTAATTAAACTTAATGTTCGCATAAGGAAAAATATCATGAAACTTTTAATGACTACATTGACAGCAATTGCAATTGCATTGCCAGCTTATGCGGACACTGTTCGCGCTACAATTTCACGTGTAGATCCAATCTATACAAATTCGACCGTAAATACGCCTCGCAATATATGTCAGAATGTTGAGGTTCCTATTTACGGTAACGTCCAACGTCGTAGTAGTGATGGTGAAGTTTTGGGCGGTGCTATTATCGGCGGTGTTATTGGTAACCAGTTTGGTAGCGGACAAGGCAAAGACATTATGACTGTTCTTGGTGCTATCATGGGCGCTAATTCTCAGCAAGGCGGTAAAACATCGCAAGTGGTTACTGGCTACCGTTTAGAGCAACAATGCCAAACGGTATATGATTCACACAATGAAAAAACTATTAAACACTATAAAATATGGTTCACATGGAATGGACATGAAGGCACTGCCATGACTTATAATAAATACCAAGTAGGAAATCGTATTCCTGTAGAAGTTTCACTAAGGGCAAAATAATGTCAGACATATTCGATTTTGGTTTTACAGCAGTAGACGAAGATGAACTTGAGTCAGTACAAACGGCAGCGTCAGCTGCCGGAACTGCTGAAGATCGTCTTGATGCATTGTATAATGCTATAACGCCATTGCTTAACAATCTTAAGGCTAACCCACAAAAAGATTATATCCTATGGCCAAATAGGCTTGCTAAGGTTGAAGAGTTTGAAACACATCTGACTAAAATCTATAAAGGTGACTAATGATTAAATGGATTAAAACTTCATACGATTCTTGGCTAGCTAAAAAGGAATCAGGTGTTCCAAAATATTTAGGAGGTAAGTGAAATGTTTACTGCAATGATAGTGGGATGTTCATTAGAAATGGGCAACTGTCGTGTTATGGCATTTCCCCAGCCGCTTCCTACATTAGAAGTATGCCTAGAACGTCTAGCTATCGGATATACGCAAGCCGTGGAAAATGGGTGGACTGTAATGGGATACACCTGTTACCATTGGGATACTGACAAAGATCTTAAGGATCTAATTTAGTCATTTAGTGGATTATCAAGGGCCTCCTCAATTCTCTCTTGTATATCTTTCTTAAGTGCAGCCATAGCTTCGTTTATATCTTTAGTAGTTCCTTTCATTATATCGCGCGTGTCTTTCTCAGATTCGCGCATTGTCGTTTCTACATCTCGCAGGGTTGCACCGGTTTCAGACCTAATTTTACCCATAGTATCACGTATTTTTTCGAGCTCAGCATCAAGCTCGTCTGCCATAGCTTCTAACTCAGCCTGAGCTTTTTTAAGATCCTGCTCAGCTTCTCTTAATTGAGCTTTAGTTTTTGATTCAAATTTCTCGATAGCAATCTCAGTCTTTTCTTCGAATTTCTCTACGCTAGATTCGACGTGAATTTTAGATGCTTCTACTTTAGCCTTTAGTTTATCTAAGCCAACATCTATCCTACCAATATCATCTTTAAGGTCGTTCTTAATGTCTCGAGTGTAGCTAATAGCTGCATCGAGTTTTATTTCTATTTCGTTGTTGCGGGCATCAATTTCATCTGTATCGATATTTTGGATGATTTCTTTCATATCCATATAATCTTTATAGACTTCAAATCCTCCCCACGTAGCACCACCGAGAGTAGATAGCGCAGTTAACACGGCAACCATCTTCCCACCAGTAAATTTAACTCCACCAAATTCTACCTCGGCCATACTATTCTCCTTTTAGTAATCTTCTGTTTTCGTAGACTTACTTGCATATGCCTGAGTACCATAGAATGCAGCAACAATTGCAGCAACTGATACAAAGTATGTTGGTGCCATATTACCTAGAATAGTACCGGCAGAGTCAAGTCCAAATGCAATTGCAATAACTACTGCAAATGGGTACAACAACATACCAAACAAAGCAAACCATGCCATGTTACGTTGTGCGTCCTGCTTTTTATCTTCATTTTCAACTGTAATCATATGTTCGGCCTTTGCCATTTCTTCATCTGTCACTGTTCCATCACCATCTAAATCGTATGCCGCATATTTTGAATTGACGGCTAATTTTTTCTGTGCCATTTAATTTCTTTCGTATTGCTGCCGGACCATTTCTTTATGCTTTTCATCCGAAGCACCGCTAAAGAAACGCCCGGCCGGGTTATCATAATTTTCTTGTCCAGGGTAAATGTCCTTTGGCAGATAGAAAGTATTATCTGGCATCTGAGGAGTTACATAGACTCGAAAGTTTGGATTATAACCAAGTAATGCAGACTGAGCATCTTCACTAGTGTCACCAGATATTGCCGCTTCAACTAAAGCGTCTTCTGCATTATTATCTAGGCCTGGAGACTGTTCTTCTTCAGGCACTATTTGTCCTTGCTCGATAAGCGTATTAACTATATTTTTAATAGCATTATTTACGAGCTTAGAACTAATCGCGTCAATCTCAATCTCTACAGTAATTCCAACAACTTCATATTCATTAGTATTATCAAAGTTGGAATTAAAATCCTGTTGACTAAAATCAATAGCATTATTATCTATAACAATATCACCATTAGATCCAATATTTTCGGCACCAGTACCATATTCAATACCATATCCAATACTATCCGATCCATCAAATCCTCCGCCCATATTACTTTCAATCTGGCCAAGAGCATTAGTCTGTCCAGGGTTTGCATCTATTGTATTGCTGTTTATTGATGCAGTAAGGCTTTGATTAGTGCTAAATGTTATATCGGATTCTGATGATACAACTGACGAAATAAGCGCCTCACTCGTTGCTTCAGTTGCCACGACATTTCCAGCATTTGCTGCACCTTTTGCAATAGCAATAGGATTAATAGAAATGCTAGGCGCCTTTTGTGTTTCATTGGATATATCTGTTGGTAAGTTATCATCTAAAATTGGTAGCTCTTCTATGGACACCTCATCAACCGGCGGGAGGCCTGTGGCGTCAATTTCTTCTAGTGGTTCAAAGAATTGGTCAGGCTCACTATCAAAAACATCTTCAGGTTTACCACTGAAATTATCTAACGGAATACCGCTATAGTCTTCCACAAAATCCCCAGAAAGGCTATCTTCAGGAAGCGATCCATCCATTGGAATCGAACCATCATCATCGAAGGATCCGTCCATTTTACTATAATCATCTATAATACCACCTTGTGCTTCAAACTCGGCATCCATCTCTTGCTTCTCAGACTCAGTCAATTCAAAGTCAAAGATAATTCCACCGTCGTCTTGTCCATCAAAGTCTGGAATACCATCGTCAGTGCCATCAAATGTAAAGTCGTCAGGTATACCGTCATCTTGCCCATCATATCCACCATATTCTTTTTCAAGATCAGTTATCATTTCAGCTTGAGTAGGCAAACCAATTGATTGATTGAATGCATCTTGATAGCCATAACACGTAGGACTCGAGCCAGGATCAGTTGCACAATCGATAGGCACTTCCGTTACAGTAAACAACAGCTGCAATTGCACGTCTTTAATTTCAGGTCCGTAATATCCACTCCAATATCCAGCGTCAAAACCTTCAATAGTCATGCGTATTTTACTAATGTCTTTGCCGTCTAGCTCGAAATCTTCTTGACCACTGAAGGTTGTCCAATTCTCAATTCTGTAGTTGTAGTCATAAGTTTTCTCGAATAGAAGATCTTGATTGGTTTCACCCAGAAACTCGACTTTAATCGATAGTAGATCCTGGCTATATCCTTCACCCACTTTATCATAAGGGCCTTCTGCGGCGGTGTTATCATCGTTCTCTGTATCTTTACTTTTAATTTGCCAAGAGTATGCGTATCCATTAACCATGATTCCAAGATCACCAAAGGCTGCAGCATAAGCAGCAATCTTACTATCCATACTATTCTCATCAATAGTATTAGTTAAGCCAAAATTATCTTCTGGCCGCCAAGAAAATCGCATCGTACCATCTTCAGCTATTTGTGGACAACCACGATAGGCTGGATTGGAAAACCAAGTACCTACAGTATGTGCAGCATCATCTCCCCAGGTTCCATGACCAGCCGGACGATATGTACAATCTCCTTGACTGTCAGGCCCACTCCACGACAGAGGATCCCCAACTAAATTATCGCTGATGTAAGGAACATCAGGAACTGCCTCATAAGGATCTTCAGGTGCTATTTCTGCGGTTGTTGTGGTTTGGCTATAGGCCGAGTGACAACAAAGTAACAAATAACACACCAGCAAGAATTTTCTTAACTGCATCATTATCTTTTGTTCCTCTTTGAGCTACAGGCTTTCGGTCAGGACTAGCATCCCACATCGCTTGGGCTTCCATTCCGATAGTTCCTTTAAACGGACATGGAGTTCCGGCCATCTCCATAGCTTCAAATATTGATTTTTCTTGACACATCAAAGCAACCGATGCTACCTTCATGCCCATGTTATAAAGTGTTTTGGCATTTTTAAGGCGTTCACAATTTAAGTCACGAACTGTACCACCACCAGAAGCACCTAGTATCTGAGTTTGAACTGCAGCTGAATAAGAAACAGTACATGTATCATTTCCACCTAACATAACAGTCGGCGCAATAGCCGATGGAGGTGGAGTCTTTAATGTTTGAGTAATATCAGATGTGTTTTGATTTGTGTTTGTGTTGTTTCCAGTAGAATTTACTGTAGTATCATTTGTGTTACTATTAGTGTTAGTATTGGTATTAGTGTTATTAGCAGTTGAATTTACCGTCTGGTCAACGGTGGACGTACTATTTACAGTTGAATTGTTTGTGTTATTACTTGTTGAATTTACGGTAGAATTATTTGTGTTATTATTTGTGTTATTACTTGTATTAGTATTTGTGTTAGTGTTTGTATTGGTGTTTGTATTGGTGTTGTTTCCAGTAGAATTTACTGTCGTATTATTGGTATTAGTGTTAGTGTTGGTGTTGGTATTTGCGTTAGTATTAGTATTAGTATTAGTCGAAGTTGAATTCGAGGTGTTATTATTGTTATTTGTATTAGTATTTGTGCTAGTAATAGCAGATGTGTTGTTATTAGTATTGGTGCTATTTACTGTGCTATCGGTCGTAGTAGTCGTATTGCTATCTGTGTTCACATAACTTGTAGAATCATAATTACCATCAGCATCATTAGCCACTTGACCATAGACTGGCCCGGCCGCAAGAAAAGCGGCTATCAGTAAAAATCTGTGCATACTTCTAGTTTCCTTATATCCCTTAGGTACTATTTATAACCAACTGTCCACTTTTTGACAGTATAAATAGTCACATGTTAGAACCTGATACAAAAACAGAACAAGAAATATTCTTTAGCACATTTGATGATATTTGGCCAGCGCCCGAACCTGTTACTTTAGACGAAGAGATTGATAGTATAATTTACGAAAAAGTCAAAGCTGCATTAATCCAATTTGATTGGAATAAAACCAAGGCAAGTAAATGCCTTGGCCTAAAACGTACAACCTTTATTGCTAAATGTAAGAAATTTAATTTAGAGTTGCAGGAGTCTCAATCCACAAACAGTCAATAGATTCACCGCTCTTAGTTACAAGTATGCTGGCTTTAGCTAATTGTTCTCCACATTCTTCCACAGTTAAATGTGTTCCTAAGTGATAGTATCCCATATCACCGGAACCATTTAATGCTAACCAAATTAATATCCACATATTACCATTTCCCTGTTCCTATACCTACTATATACGTGATGCCACCTAATAAAGCAGCTAATGCTACTGCCATTGCGATGCCCACTATCCATTCAATGATCATTTGTTTTCGTTCTTCAATAGCGTATACTTCCGAAGCACGTTTCTTACGCATTTGCCCTTCGATGCGTACAATTTCTTCCCAAGCTGATGGTCCATAATATAGGGATATATGACTACGCAAGTCCTCACGCAATTCTTTTGCTTTTTGCTTATGTCCCCATACTTCTAAGGCATTAGCTTCTATTTTGCTTGCTCCGAACATTTTCTTAAACATCGGTGGATTTTCAGCTTGCTTGTGCGAAAAGTCTAAGTCGCTCATAGCACCGGCCCATTGGGAAAGTTGGCCTGCCATATCGTGCAGTTCTTTTCCTGTTTGTATTGCTGATTTAATGCCGCGGTATGCGGCTGATGCCAAGCCAATAGCAGTTACCGGATCTATCATCGCATTATATTACCTTATGTTTTTCCCCTTCCAAGTCGCAAAGAAATGATATAAAATAATATGAGTCAAAACTATTTATATATACTTTTGTATCTAATAGCCTATTTAATTAAGGATTTGTTATGAGCTTTTGTAGTGCACCTTTTACACAACTGTCTATTGATCCCAGAGGTGTACTATTGCCATGCTGCCGATATCCAAAACCATTATCGGATATGAAAGATGAGCGAATTGATGAAGGCTGGAATAATGAAAAATTCCAAGATCTTCGTCAAAGGTTTTTAGATGGTGAAAAACCTAAAGAATGTAATGATTGCTGGAAGGCCGAAGAATCAGGTATTGAAAGTCTTAGGCAGGTAATAAATCGTTGGACCGATGATAAGTTACTGCCCGAAAAATTCAAGTCCGCCGTTTTAGATACTCCGCCTGTATTTTGGGAATTTAAAACTACAAATGTGTGCAACCTTAAATGCCGTATGTGTGGATCATTCAATTCTAGTCAAATTGCAAAAGAAACCGAAACGCCTGACGTGAGAGCACATTATCTAGCTCATAAAATACTCGGCACACATCACGAGCCAATCATACGCGATTGGCTGAAGCAAGCTGATTATATCCTATTTGCAGGTGGCGAACCATTTGTAAATCAGGAAATTAAAAAGATTATGGATTACATAGACGAAGAAGGTCTTAATGACATAAGAACTTTAATGGTCACAAACGGAACTCACTGGAATACTAAGTTTGTTTCCCAGCTAAAAAAACTGAAGTCGCTTGACATTAGAATAAGTTTGGATGATATCTATGAAAGAAATAACTATCAACGTGAAGGCTCAGACTTCGACGTTATAGAAAAAAACTTTATAAAATTTATAAACAATTTTCCGGATAAAGTAATGTTTAATTGTACTATGAATTGGTACAATATATACTATATAGATGAGTTTTTAGAATATGCTGATGATTTTAGCACACCAGTTTCAATTCAATATGTTGAACAACCAGTGAATCTAAATATCACTAATTTGCCTATTGAAGTAAAAGCAATCGTAAACAAGAAGTTTAAAGATAATAAAGACGAACGAATTCAGTTGATACTTAATAGAATGAACTTAGAAGGTGTTAATAAGATCGAACACTTTCGAGCACATATAAAATACTATGATGAACTGAGAGACAATAATTTTGCAAAAGCTTTTCCTGAATGGAGTGAGATATTAGATAATGTACGGTGAATTTTCCCCATGTAATGCTCCATTTAATAATATGTATTTTAACACCCAAGGTGAAGTTGCTCCGTGTTGGAAGCTTCCTGGATTTGGTGACAAGTGGTCTAAGGATCGATCTGTAAATGATATATGGAATGGTGAGCATTTTCAAAAGTATCGTGATGCGCTATTACAAAACAAATTCTTAGATAGATGTAAAGAGTGCAAGCACGAAATGGATAATGACGTATGGCCTCTTGCAAAGGCATATGGTGAATTACCTGTGAATAAGAATGGTTATCCAAGCATGATTGAGCTTGAGGTAAGCAACCAGTGTAATCTCGAATGTATAATGTGTTCACCACTATTAAGTAATGGCCTTGCAAAGAAAGCCGGTATGGGCGATCATCGTGGAATGCTAGAACCGTATGATGATTCATTTAGAGAGCAATTAAAGGAATACTATCCGCATCTTAAAGAGCTTCGATTTAATGGCGGAGAACCATTTGCTCAAAAACTAGTGTTAGATATTTGCGAAGACATAGCAGAAATCAATCCTGGTCTTCCTATTAGTATTGCTACAAATGGTACTGTGATGAATAAGCGAGTACGCCATCTATTAGATATCTGTAACATCCAAATCAACATTAGTATTGATAGTTTAATTCCTGAGGCATATTCAAAAATTCGTATTAACGGCGATCTCAGTAAAGTTATGGAAAACTTAGAAATCTTTAAGGATCACTGTAAGAAGAAGGATGTACAAATATCGGTTATGGTGAATCCTATGCGTAATAACTGGGAAGAGATGCCATCGTTCTTAGACTTTTGTCATAAGCATGATGTAAAGCTTTGGTTTAATACCGTGCTTTATCCGAGGCACCTATCGATATGGAACCTGCCTACGGATGAGCTTAAGGTCATTTATGATAAGTTATCTACTATGACTGCTCGGCGAAAAAAGCTCAATGAATATAATAAACTCCGACATTTAGTAGAAGATCAAATTGCAAATTGGTTAATGGATTCTTATACAGAATCAAAACCAGACGATTTACATCCATGACCCGTAAAAATATTTTGATAGTATCGGTACCAAGAACTGCATCTACATATTATCAAAGGGCTATGGCTCAAGAACACAATCTTATTGATGCCGGTGAAAAGCTTGAAACTATTAACTCAATTGATAGAAGCAATATAAAACCTTATATCGCTAAAGTGATGTTTTTAAACTTGGGGCGCGATATCGTACACTACCAGGATATTATTAAAGAGTGTGAAATACATGTACTAGCCCCAAGAGAAGATATGGTTGATCACATAATGTCAAATCTTATAATGCAATATAAACAAAAGACTGATGGCTATGGCGAATATTGGTCAGTATCATATGATAGAGATAAAAATAAAGTGTTAAACAATCTTGGCGATATAAAGGTACCGTATGAATATGTGACGGAAGTTTCTGCTTACTATCTAATACAGGCTCGCACTTTAGGAAAAATGACGCAATATGATAAGAAGATTACTTTTGAAGAAGTTATCGGACTACAACTACATACCTACCCAAATCATAAAGTATTTGAATCGCGCGAAGACAAGATGAGGTATTTTGAAGAGCCTGAAAAAACATTAGAGTATCTGGAGGCGTTAACGTCATGTCATTTGCTGATTTAGTAAATAAGCAAGTTAGAATTGCGCTAGACCTTTCTACATATTGTAATGCAGCTTGCCCACAATGTCACCGTACTGATCCTAACGGGCTTGGTAAGATGCCATGGCTTCCACTTATAAAATGGTCGTTAGAGGACTTTACACGAAAGTTTCCGCCAGGATCAATAGACTTTGTTTCACAGTTTGAAATTTGTGGAACTTGGGGTGATCCTATTATGAGTAAAGATGTTGGCAAAATATGTAAATATATTATCGATAACTCGGATGCTCAAATACATTTGAATACAAACGGCGGGATGCGAACAGAAACTTGGTGGGAAGATCTTGGAAACTATTGTAAAGAGCGCCTGACGGTATATTTTGATATTGATGGTGTTGATAACGAAATGCATCAGAAGTACAGGAAAGGTGTAGATTTAAACATAACGCTTAACAACATGGAAGCACTTTCTATTACACGTGCTCATACAAAAGCGTTTATAATTCTATTCAAACACAATCAAGATTATGTCTATGATATAAGAAAAATGTGTAGAATGTACGGTGCCCAAGAAGTCTATATTATTAAGTCTGATAGATTTTTGATCAATGATAGGTTTGAGTTTATTAATGAGTTTGGTGAAAAAGAAGTTCTTGAAGAAATAACTAAAGACTTAAATCACATAATTCAAAATCCTTGGATCGATAATGCTTCAAAGAATATGATGGCAACACATAATAAAACTGACAAAAGCAAGTATGCTAAAGATTGGACAATCCATGGACACAGATCTCACAGAGAATAAACCATGCATTACGTGCAAGTGGTTAAATGAAGAAAAAATACTCGTAAACCCAGATGGTCAGGTACTACCGTGTTGCTATTTAGGTAATACCAATTTCTTAAACCTATCAGATCCATCAAACAGGTCTGGCTGGGATAAGGATGGGTCTGTATTAAATAAGTATAAAAAGAATAGGCATAAGTATAATTTGAATGGCCACACCCTTGAAGAAATATTGACTTCTGATTGGTTTAACGTAGATCTTCCTGAATCATGGGAAAGCTATGAAACTCTTCCATCTGCATGCAGGACCTTTTGTGATGAACCAGACACTACTCCACTTTCTTGAAAGATCTAATCCGCACGTAAACTTTTCTCGTACTATCAACATGGATATATCTAATAAATGTACGTTAGAATGCCCATGTTGCAGACGCTTACAGCATATGAAAAAATATGGTAAAGTTTTAGGTGAGACACTTTCTATAAAAGACTTTGAAAAGTATCTTAAGTATTTTGACCATTTTGATTTTAGTGGACAAGTTTCAGACCCGTCTATGCATCCAGATTTTAAAGGCATATTGCATAAGGTTATAGAGTATGGTAAAAGTGCCTCAGTACACACAGCAGCATCACATAAGCCAGTAAAGTGGTACAAAGAAATATATGAAGAATGTACTAATGAAAATATTTCGTGGTTTTTTGGAATAGACGGACTACCAGAAGATTCACACAAGTATCGTGTAAGGCAAGACGGCAAAAAGCTTTTTGATATGATGAAGATGTCTACAGAATACATGGATCCTAATAATATCATATGGAAATACATTGTATTCAAATACAACCAACATGATATTGAAACTTGTAAAAAAATGGCACGTGATATCGGCGTCATATTTAATGTCGTGTATTCAAACCGATTTCCGTCCGAAGAATTCAGGCCAGACACAGAATTCCAATCTACGATACCAATGTTAAATAAAGTATATTATCCTGACGGAAGTGAAGAAATATGGTAAATGAATTTGAACCTATGTGTCTCGTTAAAAAATCCTTGCTTATGAAAAAAGAAGGATTTGCTCATACTGCTACAGGATATTTAATACCGTGTTGTCACATTGACTACGAGCACAAACCACCAGATCCGCTATATAGTGCATTATTGAACGAAGAGCTTAAACTTTCAAATAATGAGTCTATCGAAGATATTCTATTAACAGATGAATGGTTAGCCTTTTCTGGTGCTGTAGTAAAAGGAGCAAACGAAGGTCTTGAATATGCACCGCTGGCATGTAGAAAAATATGCGGGCCAGATAGACCAATTGAACAGATTGGCAGAACTGATGGCACTGTAAAAGAAAAAAAAGTGAAAAAATAGCAAATTAACTGTTTACATATGATTCCAGATGTATTATTCTAATTACAGAAACAGTGATTAGGAGAAAACAAGATGATCAAGATTCACCAAATTCAATTGACAGAAGCTCAAGTAGACCTTATCAACGCAGAAGGTCACGATGCAGTTCCTGCTCAGTCAGCTAAATTGGCCGTATCATTCTTTGGTCCATCTAAGTTTAAAACCGAAAACTTTGCTTTCTACTCAGAAGCATTCCGAGTTCACACAGATGATAAAAATCTTGCATTTGAATATACTAATCTTTGGAACAATCAGTATTTTGTAGAAGTGATTGGTGATCGTAATCATTCAACATCAGTTGGCGATATCCTTGAAATGGATAACGGCGAATTCTTCATGGTGTGTAACTTTGGTTTTGAAAAAATCGAGGTGGCGGCATGAGCCTACAAAATGCATTGCGCAGAGGAGGCATGTGATGTTTTATCAGCAGCTGATTATGAAAATTTTAGAATGCGATGAGGCTTATGCCAAAATCATATTTGATAAAATATGTGTTTTGGATATGAGTGAAATGAGTGGTGCACAATTTACCGCTGAAGTACAATGGACAGATTTATGTTTAACTGAGGAGAGTGCGTAATGGTTGGTTTAATCAGAGATATTGAAACACTTCGGAGTGTTATTATTGGAATTAGTGAAGGCGCTTCAGATGAGAAGCGTAGTGCAATGACTATGTTAACGGACTTATTGGCACGTAAGGAGCTAGCATTCAAAACTTTTGAGGATGAAAATGAACCTCTAGAAATGGATGTGGTCGATTAATGTTCACAAACGAAATTGATTGGGATGAAACTATTACTACTGTCTTATGTGAAGCCGATGCTTACGAAGACGTGCAAATGTTCATCGACGAAAATGAAGTATACATAAGACAGTGGAATGTATCACGGGACGAGCACGACTTGATTGTCATGTCTCCTATGATGTTCGCTGAACTATTACTAGCACTCAAACAGCCGGAAGGCAGTTTCCATACAAGGGATAAAGAATGACTAATGAACATATGCAAGTTCAGATTATGAACATTATCGATAAATTAAAAATCATCGAGACAAAATTGTCTAATGTTGAAGCACGCGTTTTAACACACCATGATGATATTCGTAGTATTCGTAAGCAGACTGATGCAATTAAATCCACACTCGGAGGAATAAATTAATGATGACTGATGAACAAATGAAAGATCGTTTGGCTTTAATCAGAAAAGTCGGTAATCGTCGTAATAAAATGGCAAATCTTAAAGCTAAATCTAAGGCTCTATTAAATTCTGATATGTTGCCAAAAAAGAGTAAGCTTGTTCATGGCATTTTCATTCCGACTGATGACATGACTAATGTCAATACATACACCGATGCACCGAAATATGCAAAGATGTATTATGGCGAAACTGCACATGAAACAACGAAATTTGATAATGATTGGGATTGATATGAAATATGAAAGAGAATGGCTTGTAAATGCTTTGCTAGAAGATGAGTGCAAAGTAACATTCACTAAAAAAGACGGTACATCTCGTGTGATGTACTGCACGCTGCATCCATCTGTCTTACCGCCGGCTAAAAAGGACGATGCGCTAAGTCAGAAAAAAGTTCGTGCAGTGAATGAAGAAGTTGTTGTAGTATATGATACAGGATCTGACGGTTGGAGATCCTTCAGAGTTGATAGTGTGCTCGATTTTGAAAGTCTATAAATAGGTATTTAGTATCCATCCACCCTCAAAGGAACTCTTTAATTATACCACCATTTCTAATATCTGTACACAGTAAAAGGCCGACTTATGAATTTTTATATCGAACCATTTTGGGTAGCGTTTGCATGTGTCGGGCTTAGTGCTCTGACCGGATATCTAATTGCTCGTACAAATCACGATGCAGATAATGAAAGAGCTATTGAGGACACTATCACATACCTTTGTAGAGAAGGCTATATAAAGCATAGGCATTTATCTGACGGTGAAATCGAAATCATTCCTCTGGAAGCAGAAGTATAAAATAAGTGTGTACAACCTATTAATAATGTTGTAGAATGTATTATAGCAACGTTTTGGAGGATACCATGGTTAAGAGAGATACTATAAAAATCAAGCATAAGAAGCCACGCAAGCCTATGTCAGAGGAACAGCGCAAGCAGGTTGCTGAGCGTTTTGCCAAAGCTCGGGCCGAAAAGCTACTAAAAAATCCACCATCATATTCATACATTGCCGATAACATATTGGCATTACCTGAAGATGATGTGTTCTCTCTTAAAAATATCAGACGGTGGCAGGCAACACAGAAAGAGATCTTGAAAGAAGATAGATCTCTCCTCCGTAAAGAACCTAATACAAAGGGCCTTTATGCAAAGGTATCTGCTACTGCCGGATACATTGCAAACCTAGATAGGTTCTTACGTACCGGAGATTACTGTGATGACTTCTATGGTGAACATAGGGAACACGCAGTAAAGTGGAGATGTGTACATCCGGCATACGACAAAGAAGGTAATATTAAACGAACACATGGCGTATTTTATTCAGACCTTGGATTTACCTGGAATGATATGGCGGAAAACGAGGTTGAATGATAGAAACACAATTTTTAACAAAATCAAAATTCTCTGTTCTTATTGAGAATGCCGTAATTAAACAAAAAATGTCATACATCGATGCGGTGTGTGACATTTGCGAAAAGCATAATATCGATACTCAGGATGTGCGCAAGTTTATATCTGCGCCTATCAAAGATAAGATTGAAGCCGAAGCAATGAAACTAAATTACTTACCACGCGGTAATGAATTAACATTTGAGTGAACAATGAAACCACTTCAGAATATAAATTTTGTACTGTCTAATAGATGCAATGCTACTT